CGCAAGCACAAGTCCACCGGCGGGATCGTGGCGCTCAACGTGCTGACCGGCTGGACGTTCATCGGCTGGCTGATCGCGCTGGTGTGGTCGCTGTCGTCGCCGCGTGACGTCATCGTCGTGCAGCAGTTTGCCGTGCCGTCCGCGCAGTACCGGACCGGCGATGTCGTCAACGGCTACCGCTTCAACGGTCAGGACTGGCAGCCGCTGTCCTGACACGACGAAACGCCCCCGCCTCCATGACGGAGAGCGGGGGCGTTCGTGTGTGGTGCGGGTGGGGCTACTTCTTGATCGGCTTGTTCAGTCGGTGATTCCAGCGGCGGGGTCGCTTCGGTCGCGGCGTGTTGTCGTACCCGTTGTAGGCCAGGCCGTCGCGGTGCGCCTTGTACGAGGCCATCTGCGCCTTCGCCGACGGGCTGGCGGTCTTGTGTCCGAGCAGCACGGCATGGCAGTGATCGTTGCTGCCGTTAGCGCCCCAGATGGCGCCCTCCCGTGCCCAGGCTGCGAAGCCGGCGCGGCGCAGCCACTTGACGATGCCCTTGCGCTGCCGTGCGCTCACACCGGCAAACATGATATCGACCACGCCGCCTCCATCGTGGGTTCCTGCGGAGGCGTCCACCTTGCCGGCGTTGTAGCTGCCTTGTCCGATGCGGAACGGGCCACGCTTGATCGGCGCCCTGGATGCGTAATGGGCTTCCGCCCACTTGATGGCGCTGATCGTGCGGTTATCAAGAGTGACGCCGCGCCAGGTGCGCTTCTTGTACGGCGCGGACGTGTTGACGGTCTTACCCATGATCGGCCTCCGGTAGTAGCGACGGTGTGTTCTGATCCCCGACGCCGGACGCGGCGACCGAGGTGAGCAGCGACACGAGAGCGGCGACCGCGGCGGCGATGCCGGCGGCCTTCCACTGCGCGGCGTCGGTGACGACCAGCCCGGCGGTGATCGCGCCGATCAGTGCCTGCGCGAAAGTGCGGATAGCCCGCTCGGCGGCGTCGACCCAGAATTGCTTAGTCCTCATCGGCTTCGTCCTCCTTCTCGATCTCACGGATGTGTTCACGGATGCGGGCGCGTTCGGCATCGGCGGCGTCCCGGTCGGTGGCGCGGGCCTCGTCCTCCTCGACCCATCGCTGCTCCCGCTCGTCGTTCTTGCGTAGCCAGCGCTCCAACGTGGTCAGGTGATACCCGTCGGGCAGGATGCGGTCGATGATGCGCATCCCGACGTAGACCGCCAGGCCGATGAGTGCAGCGGTGCGGTCATCCACTATCGCCCCCCGGTGGTGATCCTGCGGTCGTTGACCTCCAGCAGCCACGAGCCCGACGACGCCACCACCCAGCACACCGCGATCGCCCCGCTGGGCCACGACGCGCCCTCGGTGAGCACCACGGCGGCCACAGCGGCCCAGGTGGCGGCGGCGAGCAGCAAGCCTTGGTTCATCCACGACCGCAGTTGCGCCCACCACCCGACCCACAGCACCACGGTGGTCAGCCCAGCGATCACGCCGATGGCCTTGCCCCACGGCCCGTCGAGGTTGTTGCCGACGCCGGACTCGGTGAGCATCGACACGAGGATCACCGCGCAGGCCAGCGACACGGCTAGCGCGTAGGGCCGGACCTGCCTGCCCAGGAATCGCCACGGCAGGGTGCGGCCGTCGCCGGTGGTGGTCATCGGTCAGACGTTGTCGGCGTTGCCGCGTGCCGCCGCCTCCGCGTCGCGGATCAACGCGTTGGCGGCTTCGCGGGCGGTCTGGACGTCGTCGGCGATCACCAGGTCGCGCAGCATGTCGCGCACCATTGCCTCGTACGCGGCGACCTTCTCGGCTGCCGTCTTGCCGGGGATGATCTTGGCGACGCGGGCGTACTGCGCGTCGGTCAGGGTTATTTGGGGCAAGGTCTTGGCCACGGTGGCTCCTTAGGTGGTGGGGTTGGTTAGAGTGCGTTCATCGGCAGTGACGACGGCCAGGCGTCCTTGGTGTACCAGGAGAGAGCACCGATGATTGCGTACCCCGGCCCCCAGGTCACTGAAGGGCTGTGCTCAATCGTCAGGTATCCGCTCACGACGCCGATCCTCCCGGCGCCTACCGTGCCGCTGGCGTTGCTGATCGCCGCCGGGAATACGCCACCCGCCCCGTAGTCCTCCCGTGGCGCGAAGCCGGCCGGGATCTGCCAGATGTTTGATCGGCCCGAGGTGTACGAGTCGTTACGGAATGAGAACGCAAGGGTCACGAGTCGCCCGACGCGGGCCACGGTGAACTTGCTGTATTCAGCGACCGTCCACGACCCCTGAGCGCCGCTGAAGGTGACGCCGGGTGCGGTGGTGGTGCCCAGCGTGCCACGAAGCCCCGTATCCGCGTCAGCCCCCGCAACCCAGCCGGTCGAGCCGGTGCCCGTGGCCTTCTGCCACCTGATCCAGCCCTTCACGTCGGTGGTGGAGTCGGTTTGCAGCCACGTCGAGCCGGGGGCGGCGGTGATGACCGACTCGGGCACACCCGTGCCGGACAGGTGAACCGCGCCGTTGGTGGCGATGTGACTGCCGCCGACCACCGGCACGCCCGGCATCGACCACTGGCCGGAGGCGCCTTTCCACAGGCCGACCTTCGTGAAGGTCACGGTGTCCCCGATGCTGCCGGTCGCGCCACCCGCCAGCAGATAGATACGAACCGTGGTTGTGCCAGCAGGCGCCACACCCGACACTCGTACTTCGCCGCTGGCGCCTGCCGCGACCGAGCCCGAGAACAGGTTCGCGAGTTGCGCCCCGCCGCTGTCACGGAAGCTGAGCGAGATGGCGTTTGCGCGCCCGGTGGTGGACAACCCCGCGAACGCCGTGTATGTATCGCCGGGAGTGGCGGGGATGTCCGCATATTGCGCTGAGAGTGCGCCCGCCGCCGTCGCGGTGTAGACAGCACCCGCCTGTGTCGCGTTTGTCGGCGTGTAGGTCGCCGCTGCCGTTCCGACGGCTTGCGTCGCGGTGAGCAGGTTGCCGACCGTGGCGTGCGCCGCGAACGTGGACGCGGCCACGTCGGTGCTGGTGATCGTGCCGTCGGCAATCTTTGCGGAGGTGACGGCGGAGTCCTGAATCGCGGCGGTGTCCACACCGTTGGTGCCGACCGGGGGCAGCACGAAGTCGATGTCGTAGTCGGGACTGGTGCCGCTGATCGTCACGTCGGCGGTGCCGGTGGTGACCGTGCCGACCGTCAGCGTCGGCGGCTCACCCGTGATGTCCACCGGGCGAATCGCGATCCGCGACCCTTGACCGCTGTCAGCCCAATGCACCGACAGGTCAGAGTCCGGCCCGTAATAGACGACGCTGCCGTCGGCCGCCGACGTGACCGTGGTGCAGGCCACCGAGTCGACGTCGAGCAGGTCGGTGATCTGGGTGCCGCCGGTGCGGGCTGTCCACAGGGTCAGCACAGCGCCGGGGATGACCCGGCCGCCACTGGTGATGGTGAAGTCTGCGCTGGTCGCGCCGTACATGTTGCGGGCCACGGGGATGCTCCTTCAGTGGTGGTGGGTCAGGTGCCGATCTTGACGACGACGGTGCGCGCCGACAGGATGTTGTAGCCGGGGGATCCGGTGTACCGCACCCTGATCTGGTCGGATGCACTCGCCACGACGACCGCCGAAGCGTTCAGCGGATAAGTGGACGTGTTGATGGCCTGCGCGTACAGCGCCGCGTTCAGTTCGATGTAGGCGTTCATGGTGACCGGCCCGCCGGTGTCGCAGGTGAAGTAGGTGTTGACCAGCCACAGCCCGGCGCTCGGCACGGTGAACACTCCCGACGCCAGCATCCCGAACGGGTCCGTCTCGGCGTCATACGTCAGTACGGTCTTGCTCCACGACAACGCCAGGGTGGCGCTGCTCGTGCCGACCGCGTAGACCGGCGCACCGACGTCGGTGACGTTCGTCCCGTCGGACACTTGCAGCCGGCCCGTGGTGGTGTTGTGGAAGTACGTCCCGGCAGGCTTCTGCGGTGCGGTCAGCGCGGCAATCGCGGCGCCCGTGAGCCGCCGGATGATGCTGCCGCCCTCCAGCGCGGTGACGACCTTGCCGACGTCCTCAGGCACGTGGTTGGCTTCGGACGAGTCGGGCACCTCGATGCCGTGGACGGTGGACGTGGTGTAGCCCATCTAGACCTCCTGGGAGAGCGTGCCGTACGTCTTCGACGTCGCGGTCATGATGCCGTAGGTGGCGTAGTCGGCGGCCAGGTTCGCGTACGACTGGCCCGCCGCGTTCGTGACGATCGTGGCTTCCATCCACGCCGGGATCTCCGCGCGGATCGCCGCCTCGGTCGCGGTCGGATCGGGTGTCTGCGACGCGAACGTCGTCACCGAGATCGCGTCGGGGTCGGACCCGTAGTTCGTGACGATCTCCACCGTCTTCGCGCCGGTCAGCGTCTCACCGACGCGGGTGCGGATCGCCGCGACCGTGCCCCGGTAGCGCCAGCTCGCGTCGCCGATCACCGCACGCTTGCGGGCATCGGCTGCCACGGTGGAAATGTCGATCCCGGCCATCGCCGCCAGCCACGCCACCCGGTTGAACGGCGTCGAGTACTGGTCGGCGGTGGTGTCCGCATCGGTGAGCACATCGACCAGGCCGACGACCGGTGCGGCCAGCGAGTCGAGCAGCGCCCGCACCGTGCCGTCGTCGGCGTCCTTGACGTACTGGGGCAGGTAGTCCCAGGCGAAGTCGCCGAGCGACGTCGGCACGATCACCGGCGTCGGGACGACAGGGGCGACGATGATCGGCATCAGACGCTCACCGTGATCGTGCCGTACTTCGCCACAGCGTTAGCGGCGATCGTGACGGTGCCCGACGGTGCGCTCATCGCGCTGATGTAGTCCACGGCGGCCGTGTCGGTGATCGCGGCCTGCAACGCACCTACGATCACGTCGTCGCCGATCGTCCACGTCTCAGGGTTGAGGAACGTGCGGATGGCGTCTTCGGTGGCGGTCTGCGCCTCGCCGGCGCTGTAGCCCGGCGCGGGCACGACAGTGGTGGTCACGTTCACCGTGGTCACCGCAGCATCGGTGACATGGACGGTGGCGCCGGCGTAGGTGATCGCAGCCATCGCGTCCTCTAGGTCGGTCTTGTCGCCCGCGGACAGTGGCCCGCCGCGCCCGTAGGTCACCACGGTGACCTCGCCGGGGTCCGTGCCGATCGTCGCGGTGGACGCGCCGTCCCACGCGCCGATGCACAAAGCGTTGACCGCGCGACCATCCTCAAGCACGTAACCGCTGTAGTGATCGACGACGACCAGACTGTTGGTTACTCGTGTCAGGCGGTTGCGTGCCCTCTGGGTGTACTCATCGTTGCCCTCTTCGGACGCACCGCCGGAGAACGTCCCGGTGACAGCCACGGACAGCACGTTCGGGATGACGTCGAGCACGTCCAGCGCAGCACCCGCGCCGACGCCGTTGACCAGCGTCGTGGCCTCGGTGGTGAACACGTCCAGCACGGCGGTTGTGCTGGCAGTCACCGACACGTCGGCGACGGTGGCGACCTCGATGCCGTAGTCGGTGAGCGCGAAACCCGTACCCGCCGGGATGGTGGTCGTCACGGCGCTGTCGAACGTGACCGTGATCTGACCGCCCGCGGCCGAACCGGGTCGGCGGGCCACCTGGTAGAAGTTGCTGAGGATGTCCTCTTCGACGGCGGCGATGGTCTGGTTACCCGCGTTGACGATGTCCGCGACGGCGAGCGACACAGCCTCGATGAAGATCAGTTCGGGACTGGCGTTCCGCGGCAGCCAGTCGGGAAGCGCGGCCTGCAACGCCGACACCGCGGTTTCGGCCAACTCCTCGGGATACCGCTCATCCAGCGGTGCGCCGACCGCGCTGACGTCGAACGCCATGTCAGATGTCCTCTCCGAAGTCGTCCCACGCCACAGTGACGTTGACCTGCTGCTGGTCCTCGACCTGGCGAATGGTCACGTCCACGACCCGCAGATCCGGCTCGCACAAGTCCACGGCCGCCGTCACTTCAGCGGTCGACGTGCCGACCGCGACCGGGTCGAAGATGCCGAAGTCCGGTGCCAGCGGCCGCTCGGACAGGAACGTGGACACGATGCCGATGGCGAGCTGCTGGGCCTGTTGCAGGCTGCCCTGCTCGACGGTGGCGATAGCGCCGTCGTTGTCCAGCCGCAATGGGTGCGCGAACACTCTCACAGCGACGCCACCAGCAGCCAGGCGACGAACAGCGCCAGCGCGATCCCGACGACCACGGCACAACCGATCTGCCTGTCCATTGCGGCTCCTAACTGAGGGCGGTCCATGTGCCGGCGGCGCGGACGTACAACGTCGTCGACGCGGTGCCGTCGGTGCGCAGATGCATGCTGCCGTTCGGTGGTGTGTGGCTCGGTGCGCCGGTGCCGACGGTGATCGTCGGGCCACCGCTGCCCAGTTCGATCCCGGCGGTCGGCCCGACATCGCCGACGGTGATCTTGCCTGTCGCGCGCCAGAACGTCAGCGCCAGCGACAACTGAGACCCCGCATCACTGCGGCGCACGATCGCCAGGTTCGACCCGGCGTTGCCACCGGACTCGGTGTCGGCGGACTTGCGGAACGTCCAGCGGTTGACACCGGCGGTCTGCAAGTTGACGTCGGCGTTGTTGGACAACTCCGCGGACACCACAGCGCCGCCGGTGGTGCCGATCGCGCCGACCACGATCAGATCAGGCTGCGACTCGGAGCCGACATCGGCGACCAGCACCGACGCGCCGACCACCGGACGGGAGTTCGCCCACTGACACGGGCCCAACGTCCCGTATTCGGCGGTCTGCACGTACGCGCCCTTGGTGTCGATCTTCGTGACTTTGCCGCGATACATGCTCACCCTCAGACGTAGAACGATGGGGTCATGGCGCCGTAGTACGAACCGAATCCGGCGATGTTCGTCTCCACGACCCGGCCGCCGGTGGCGCTGATGAACCGGCCGCCGCCGACGCTGATCCCGATGTGACCGGCGCCGCCGCCGGTCGGGGCGCTCCACACGACGATCGCGCCGATCGGCGGGTTCGTGTCGCCCGGCGACTTGACTGCCGACGCGGGTGCCTTCTCCCAGACGTAGCGGGCATACGCGCCGCCGCGGCCCTGTGTGCCAGATACAGCGATCGACACCCAGGCCAGGCATAGGTTGTAGCCGAAGCTCTGCCCGACCTGCGAGCGTGCCCACGCGACGTACTGGCGGGGTGTCCTGGTGCAGCGCGGCCACACCTTGTCGGCGCCGGAGATCCACTCGCCGTCGAGTGATCCGAGGTCGCCGCCGGTGCCGGCGCTATCGGTGGTGCCCTGCGACGCCTTCTTCGGGCTGGACTTCAACGGCCGCAGCAGGTCGATGGACGCGCTGCCCGATACCTCGTCGAAGCCGACGCCGGACACCAGCCAGTCGCCGTTATCGGCGTCGTCGGCCTTCAGCACGTTGACCAGATGCCACGGACGGACCCGCGACCCGCGCCGGGACTCCACCACGAGTTGCGCCTCGGCGGCGTTGCTGCGGTCGTCCAGGCTGGAGCGCGACGAGAAGTCCAGCGGGATCAGCGCGTTGCCGGTGTCCAACTGCGGGAGTTTGCCGTCCAGTCGGACGTTCCACGACGGCAGCCCCGGCCCGCCTTGCAGCGCCCACCAGGGCGTTCCGACGTAGATGACGCCGTCCACCTCGACCCATTCGACGCCGGTGTCGCTGGCAATGGACGCGATCACATCTAGGACGTTCTGGTTGCGTTTCTGCACGATCCGCATCCGGCCCGCGCCCGGCTCGACGACCGCCCGGCCGCCGGCCTTCTTCACCTGCGCGGTGATCCACGCCTGCGGCGTCGACTTCTCCGCGGACTTCGGGCCGGTCATGTTGCGCAGACGGCGGGACAACCGCGACCTGGCGGTGAACGTCAACCAGATGTCGTCGCCCTTGTATGAGCGCTCGACGGCGGCGACCTGCCACACGTCACCCTCGTAGGTGAGCGTGGTGCCTTCGCGCAGCAGCCCGCGCCGTGACAGTTTCCGGTCCCGATCAACCGCGTCGAACGTGAACTCCGGCACAGCGCCCGTCCGGTAGTCGAACGTGGCCACGCCGATCGCGTCAGTGACGTCGGCCAGCCACAGGCCGGAGGCGAGTTTCACGCCGTCGACCAACCGTGCCAGACCCGTCGAGGTGCCTGAGCCGCGGATCGTGGTGGCCATCACTTCTTCCGCTTCGCCATGTTCTTGCCGCGGCCTTTGATGCGCTTGATCAGGCCGACCTTGACCTGCGCGTCGGATGCCCGTTTCAACGTCAGCGAGACGTCGGCCACCGACGGTTTGCCGTTGGCGGCGAACTCCAGCACCGTGACGCTCGCCGACTCGATGCGGAACAGCCCCTCAGTCTGGTCAGCCAGTAGCAGCTGCACCGGCGTCTTGGATCGGGAGATCGTCTCCAGGTCGTTGAGATGCCCGGCCACCGGCGTGCGGTAATCGCTGTGCCGCAGCGTGTAGCCGATGCTGTAGTCGTCGGGGGTCAGTGACGTCGGCACGGACAACGGACGTTTGTCGGCGCGCTCCAACTCCGACACGTTGCGCACGCTGAGCGTGCGCGCCACGTCGGTCGGCCACCACGGCAAGTCGAGGTAGATCTTCAGCGGAACGCAGCGCAGTTGCGCCTGCCCGGCCATCAGGAACGCTCCGCTGCGATGCGCCGCTCACGGGCCATCAACGCCTGGAACTCACGCCGGGCGTCTAAACGGTCCTGCACCGTCAGGTTCTCGATGTGGACCCCGCCGGACGGCGCCGCCGCGGCCGTCGCCGGTGCCTGCGGGACGTTCGCGGCCATGTACGCGCCGACCATCGTCGTCGGGATGATCGTGCCCGAGGTGTGGAAGTCGCGGATCTCCGGCCCGCCCATGCCGACCATGCGCGGCTCGCCGACCTGCGGGACGAACAACTCCGGCCCGATCTCGCCGACCAGGTACGACGATCCCGGCATGACCGGCCCGCCGGCGAACCGCACACCGTTGGCGTTGTCCACCGCGGCGTCGACCGCGTCGAAGGCGTCATTCAAGGTGGTGCGCACGTCGATGCGGACCTTCTTGTCCTTGATCTTCTTCAGCGCGTCGCGCAGCTCGTCGGCGCGGGTGCGGGCCAGACGCATCTGCTCGCCCATCGCGCCGGTCTTGCCGGCCATGTCGTTGAACTTCTTGCTCGTGTTGCCCGCCGCGTCACCGGCGCCGCGCATGTTGTCGGCCAGTTCACCGATGCGGTTGGCGGTGCCCTCGTCGACAAGCCCGAACAACTCCAGCACCTCAGTGAACTCGGACACCGCCCCGAGCACGTAGCCGACGCCATTCAGGACGATCGACTCCAGTTTCAGCCAGGTCGATGCCACCTTGAACCACACCGACACCAGCGTGAACGCCCACGACACGATCCCCTGCAGCGCGGACACGATGTCGCGCTTGTTGCGCTTCACCGACTTGGTGATGGTTTCGATGGAGCCGACAATGTCCACGCTGCCGGTGCTCACCGACAGCAGCACCTCGCCGAACGCCTCTTTCAGGTTGCCCCACGCGACGGTCGCCTTGTCGATGCCGTCGGCCTGCGCCTCAGCGGACCCGCCGACCTGCTTACCCAACTCCTCGACGATGATCGCCTGCGCGCCGGCGACGTCGCCGACCTCCATCATGGCCTTGATCTGGTCCTGCTGCTGCTGGGTGAACTGGACGCCGACCCGGCCCAGCGCGGTCAAGCCCTTCAGCGGGTCGTTGAGCGCCTTGCCGACCATGATCGCCGCGGAGTTCAGATCCTTGCCGTAGGACACGGACAGGTCCAGCGCGAGTTCGTTGGCCTTCGTGAACACGTCATCAGACACGTTGCCGAACGTGAACAGCACGTTGGTCATCTCGCGCAGCACGTCGTCGTCGATGCCGCTGACCCGCGACATCTGGTCGATCATCGCCTCGACCGCCTGCGGCGCCTCGGTGCGGCCCATCGACTTCATGACAGCAGCGGTCTGCGCCATCGCCTTGCGTGCGTCACGCGCCTCGTTGATCGAACTGGACAGCACGGAGAACGCCGTTGATGCGCCATACACGGCGCCGGTGACAGCAGCGGCGATGCCAGCGAACTTCGCCCAGCCGCCGCGCATCCGGCTCGTGGTGGCCTCCAACCGGCCAGCCTTGCCGTTGGTGATCCCCATCTCGCGCCCGGCCTTGTCCATCGACCGGGCCATCTGGTCGCCCGCGCGGCGGCTGCTCGTGGTCATGTCGCGGAACTCGCGGTTGACCTCGGACTGCTTGCGGGACAGATCCTTGTGCTCGGCGGTGACCTTGCCGATCTCGCGGCGGGTCTGCTCCAGTTCGTTCTGGAGTCCCTGCTCGCCGTTCTCCATCCGGCGTTGGATGTCGTTGGCGGTGCGGCCCAGCGTCGTCAGTTCCTTGCGGGTCTGCCGCAGCTGCGCCGATAGTTCATCCTTCGCGCCGATCACGATCTGGAGGCGGTCACCGGCACTAGCCACGGTTGGCCTCCTTGCGTGATTGTCGTAGTCGTTTGTCGGCCAGGTCGAGCATCGCCAGCAGCACCGGCAGATCCTCCTCGGGCCGGTCCATGAAACCCATCGGGTCGACCTGGAACATCAGCCCCCAACTGACCGCGGCCTGCACAACACGGTCGTCGCGCAGGCTCAGGTAGGGTCTTCGTCCCCGTCGCGGTCCACGAACCCGGCCTCGGTCATCAGTTCCGTGGCAATGGTCAGCGCGTCAGCGTCGGTGCCGATCAACTCGACGACCGCGCCTTTCGCGTCGGCCACACCCAACTCCGGCCACAACTCGGGGTCGTTGAACGCCACCGGCTCGCCGTTGATTTCCACGACCTCGCCGCCGATGCGGATCTCGCGGGTCTGCGCGGCGACCAGTGCGCGGGCGAAATGGGTTGCGGTGCCGCGGCCCTTGTCGATCTTGGCCGCGGCCTTCTGCATCCGCTCGATGGCGAACGAGTCGGTTGGGACGTCGCACAGAAGCTCGATGTCCAACTCGGGGATGGTGATGGTTACCTGCCGCTCTCGGCGAGCAGCGGCCCGCGCACGGGCCTGCTCCAGCAGTGAGGCCATGTCAGGAACCCACAGCCCACTCGACGGTCACGACTGTCGGCTCTTCGCCATTGGCGTCGGCGCGCGGCGGCGACGACTTGGCAACACTGCACCCGAAATACTCGATCGGCTTGCCGATCGGGATGCCTGCGTTGTCGATGCCCTGCTGCCGGATGGTGCTGTTTTCGAACCGCTCGCCGTTCTTCAGTGCGATCAGGAAGTCGGCGTGCGCCACCGGGTCGACATACGCCTCTAGCGTAATGTTGTCGAACTCGGAGTCGGCGGCCAGCACCTCCTTGGCGGCGCCGGCGGTGCGACGCAGCTTCGTGATGCTGTGCGTCAGGTCGCCGCCATCCATTGTCGCCCACTCGACGCTGCCGAGCAGCGGTGACGATCCCACAACCGTCACCTTGTTTTTGTGCTGAGGAAGGAACACCGTGATCTCCTTAGATGCTCTGGTCGGCGGATGCCGCGTTAATGGTGAGGTCGACGAAGCCGATCTCCTCGGCGAACTTCAGCGAGACGACCGCGCTGATCCGGTTGTCGGACGGGTCCGCACCGTTGCTGACCGCGACCTTGTAGCCGACACCGTCGCCACCGACGAGGTACGGCTTGTAGGCGGTTTCGATGACGCCCTTGATGGCGCTGGCAGCGTCGGCAAGAACCGATGCGGTGGCAGGCCGTCCGATGAACTGGTCGAGCAGCCGTGCCGCGTCGTCAGCGATCGCGTTGACCATGTCGCGGAAGATCGCCTCGGCGAGTTTCGCGTTGGCGCCGACA